GGCTGTCGCTCGTCGCGGGCCGCCGCTTCGACCTCGTCTGGGCCCATTCTGTGTTCCTGCACCTCCCGCCTGAGCTGATCTCGGGGATCTTCGCCGGGCTGCGCGGACTCTCGTTCGGAGAGTTCCACTTCACGATCAAGCTGTACGAGTCCGACGCCCGGCACCCCTACGCGCGCCGGACCGGGCTCAAGCAGTTCCGGCTCCCGAAGACCACGCTGTCCGAGATCGCGGGCGCTAGCGGGTTTAAGATAGAGTACCTGGGCCACGCTCCGGGCATCGCTCAGGAGATCGCGCGGGTCGTCGGACGATGAACTTCACCCTGGTCGTCCCGTACTACCGGAATCCAGGAATGCTGCGGCGCCAGGCCTCGGAGTGGATCGACTACCCGGACCAGGTGAGCGTCGTCGTCGTGGACGACGGCAGCCCGCAGGACAAGGCCGAAGACGTGCTGCCCGTGACGTGCCGGGCCGCCGTGTACCGGATCGAGGTCGATATACCGTGGAACCGGAACGGTGCGCGGAACCTGGGCTCGCACGTGGCCGAGACCCAGTGGATCCTCCACGTGGACGTGGACCACGTGCTGCCGGTGCAGAGTGCGCGCGAGCTGGTCGGGCGCACCCTGGACCCGGCCTGGTGGTATCGGTTCCGGCGCTTCCGCGTCGGTCGGGCGGACGAGACGCGGCAGAAGGACTCGCTCCCCGCGGACGCCGAGTACGGGGAGGTCAAGCCTCATATCGACTCTTTCCTGTGTCGACGGAAGCTGTACTACGAGGCGGGCGGGTATGACGAGGACTACAGCGGCAGCCTGGGGGGCAGCGCCCCGTTCCTGAAGCGCATGGAGTCGCTAGTGGGCGAGCCGTCGGTCCTGCCTTACGCGCCGCTCCACGTCTACACGCGGCACGCCGTCCCCGACGCGTCGGACCTGCACCTGAGCCGCGACCGATCGCGGTTCAAGAAGCTACGCCGGCGAAAGCGCGACGAGATTCCTGGTCCGTCGCTGAGGTTCCCGTGGCACCGAGCGCGCTGAAGAGTTGGCCTCCCGTGATGAACGAGCTCGACACGCTGCGCGCGGTGTCGCACGGGTCATCGCTCGCGCGCTTCGGCGACGGCGAGCTGAAGTGCTGCTACGGCCGGGGCTACCGCGACCAGAAGCCGGACCCGGAGCTGGCGTGGGAGCTCCGCGAGATCCTGCGGAACCCCGCGAAGGGCCTGGTCGTGGGGATCCCGACGCTGGATCCTGAGGGCCCGAAGATCGAGTACTGGCGACGCTACGCGCCGCGGTTTCTCGTACTGCTCGACGGGCGCGTCCAGTACGGCTCCGCGTTCATCGGGCGTGATGACCACGCTCCGTGGGTGTACCAGACACCCTACCAGCGAGTCGCCGAGAAGGTGTGGCGGGGACGGCGCGTCGCGGTCGTCTGCTCTGCGCACAACAAGACGCTCCGCGTTCGCAAGGCGGCCAGCTTTATGGTTCACGTCGAGTGTCCGAAGGAGCAGGCCTTCAGCGAGATCCGCCGGCTCGAGGCCGCGTGTCTTGCCGCGTCGGTGGACGTGGTGCTGCTGTCCTGCGGCGTGACTGCCACGGTGCTCGCAGGCCGGCTCACCGCGCGCGGGCGCCAGGCGGTGGACGTCGGGTCGATGGCGGCCCGCCTGATGGCCGAGCCCGGCGACGTCGAGGAAGAGTGATCTGATGAAGCACCGCCAGCTCGCCGAGCTCCTGGGCCGTTCGCAGCGGGTCGTCAGCACGGCTCTGGCCCGCCCGCTGATCGAAGGTCGTCGCGTCCTGATCACGGGGGCCGGCGGGTCAATCGGCACGGAGCTGGCGATCCGCGTGGCGAAGCTGGGTCCGTCTCACCTGACGCTCGTCAACCACTCTGAGATCGCGCTGTACCACGTGGCAGGCGGGCTCAGCTGGGTCAATCCAAGCGCCGTCCTGCTGGACGTTCGAGACGAGGACCATGTGCTGCGCGTGTTCGAGGCCGAGCGCCCAGACGTCGTGTTTCACGCGGCGGCGCTGAAGCATGTCCCGTTGTGCGAGGAGAATCCTGACGCCGCCGTTCTGACGAACGTGCGCGGGAGCAGGAACGTGATGCGAGCGTCCTGCGCGGTTGGTGCCAGCACGGCCGTCCTCATATCGACGGACAAGGCCGTGGGACCGACGAGCGTGATGGGCGCAACCAAGCGCGTGGCTGAGCGGCTGTTCGCGACCCAGGTGCCGTGGCCGCCGGACTGCAAGATCGTCCGGTTCGGCAACGTGCTCGGGTCGTCCGGGTCGGTGCTGCCGGCGTTCAAGCATCAGCTGGCGACGACCGGGAAACTTACCGTGACACATCCAGACGTCGAGCGGTATTTCATGACGGTTCGAGAGGCCGTGGGCCTGACGCTCGCCGCGGCCACGCTGCCCGGGCGCCTGTTCGTTCTGGACATGGGCGAGCCCGTGCGGATCGCGGACCTGGCGCGGCGGTTCGCCGCCACCCAGTCTGACCTATCCTGCGAGATCGAGTTCACGGGTCTGCGCCCGGGCGAGAAGCTGATGGAGGAGCTCTTCTACCCGAGCGAGTGCCCGAGGCCGACCGAGATCGAGGGGGTGCTCGAGGCCGACGTGCGCCCGGAAGACATGTTCGATCGGAGTGTCGCCGAGCTCGAGGCGGCTGCGGCCGCAGGCCGGACCGCCGATACCCTGAGGCTGCTGTGGGAGCTCACAAGGTGGGAGCTCGCACGATGAGGTGGCCCGAGGTCCTGACCGAGGCGGAGACGCTCGAGCGGGTTGTCGCCGGCGCGTCCATCGCCCGCTTCGGCGACGGCGAGCTGAAGATCTGCTGCGGCGGGGCGACGGTGACCCACGCGAGGAACGTGACTCTGGCCGTCGAGCTCCGGGCGATCCTCCTCGACCCGGCACCGAGCCTGCTGCCCGCGATCCCGAACCCCCGCGCCGTCGAGAAGCGCTGGGTCTCCTGGGAGTCGCAGCGCGAGCAGTGGGCGAAGCTGATGGACCCCGCGCGCGTCTACGGATCCGCGTTCGTCGGTCGACCGAAGGTCGCGCCCTGGGTCGACACGCTCGAGCACCGCGCGCGGTTCCGCTCGCTATGGCGCGACGGGCGCCGCCCGGTCGTGGTCGTCTCCTCTGCCGATCATCCGATCGCCGGCTGGCTGCGAAGGGACGGTGCCGACGTCGCCGCGTTCGTCGAGTGTCAGAAGCTCGAGGCCTATGACGGGATCGACCGCGTCGAGCAGGCGGTCGCGAACCTGACTCTGCCGACTGCCCTCGTGGTGATCTGCGCCGGCCCGATGGCGAAGCCGCTCGCGAACCGGCTCGCGCGGCACGGCGTCCAGGCGATCGACCTGGGCCGAGGCGCCGGGTTCCTCTATAAGGGGCAGGTGTGAGCGGGCTCACGGTCGTCACCTGGGTCTGGCGGGGCGAGCGCGCGTATGATTTATCGCACGCTGCGGCCCTCGCCACCACGATCCGGCGGCACTACCCGCACCCGCTGCGCTTTGTCGCGATATCCGATGAGCCGCGGCCCGTGGTGGACACGATCGAGGTGATGCAGACACCGCCCGCGGCGCGCGAGCTCGCGAGCTTGAAGACCCCCGAGAAGGCCAACTTCCCATCGTCGTACCGACGGCTGTGGCTCTTCTCCGAGGAGGCCGCGCGGCTGTTTCCGGGTCGCGTCCTGCTGACCGATGTCGACGCCGTCGCGACCGGGAACTGGGCCCCCCTGCTGAACGTCGCCGGGAATCCAGACTTCGTGGGCTGGAAGCCGCGGCAGAAGTGGGGCGGCGAGGGCCGCGTGGCGGGCGGAATGTGGCTGCTGAGGACCGGCACGCGGACGGGCGTGTACGAGGACTTCGTCGTGAATCCGGCCCGAGCCATCGAGGCCGCTCGGGCCGCCGGGTTCCGGGGGTCAGACCAGGCGTGGCTCAGTTACAAGCTGGCGGCGACGGCCCCGGTATGGGCGGCGGGCAGCGGCGTCTACAGCGTCCGCGACTTCCTCGAGCGCGACGCGAATGGCCGCCCCGTGCGCCACGGCACGATCCAGAGGACCACGCTCCCGAGTGATGCCCGGGTCGTCCACTTCAATGGGCACGTCAAGCCGTGGCACGCAGAGGCGCGTCGGCTGCACCCATGGCTATCCGAGCACTGGCCCCCGTGAAACCCGCGCTCCAGGATGCTCCAGGACACGCGATCGGTGGTGGGGCCGCCATGGAAGCTAGCGGGCGACCGGTCGCGATCACGGCCCCAGAGCGCCGGCGTCGTGAGGTAAGCTAGAGGACGTGGCATTCATAGACGACTTCCGAGATATGATGCCGGACACGGCAACCTGGCGCCCGCTGATGAGTCGGGACGACTACGGGGCCCCTACCTACGGCGCGGCCGTACCGTTCGCGAACGCGCGGCTGGTGCGGTCCCCGAAGCTGGTCCGTGACGCGTCCGGTGACCAGGTAGTTTCGTCGGCCCAGCTCTGGCTCGTGGGCACCCCGGCGATCGCGCCTGACGACCAGGTCACGCTGTCGGACGGGACGACGCCCTCGATCGTCAACGTCGGGCGGTGGCAGGACGAGGCGGGTGAGTCTCATACCAAGGTGTTCTTCCGATGAGCCTTCCCTCGGAGATCCGGCTCGGGTACCGGACGCTGCGCGTCCTGCGGATGCCCCTCATCTCCATGGGGGCGAAGGTTGGGGAGTACCAATCACACGCGGACACGATCGTCGTCGCGGAGGGGTTGTCGCCGGTCGACGAGCTCCATACCTTGATCCACGAGCTCGTCCACGCGGTATGGGCGACCCGGTGCCTGCGCGAGGGCGACGACGAAGAGCGGATCGTCGGGGCGCTGTCCGAGGGAGTGCTGGAGCTCCTGATGCGGAACCCCGACCTGCTGCTGCGGATCGGGGAGGTGTCCGATGCCGGTTAGGCTCAGCGTTCGCTGGGACGGGCTCGACAGGCTCATTCACAAGATCAAGGCGCGGCGCGAGGACGTGCTGCCCGCCGCCTCGGGCGCGCTGTTCGAGCTCGCCGAGGAGACGATGACCGAGGCCAAGAAGATCACCCCGGTCGACGAGGGCGTCCTGCGCTCGTCGGGCCACGTCCGGCTGCCGGTCATCGAGGGCGACCTGGTATCGGTCGAGCTAGGGTTCGGCGGGCCGGCCGGCTCGGG